GCGGGGAACATCAAGCCGGATAAGCGGCGCAGCCGAGAGAAGATCGACGGGATTGTAGCGCTGATCATGGGGCTGGACCGGGCCACACGGCACGATCCGGAGACCAGCAGCAGTATGTACGACGATCCGGCGATCGTAGGAACAGTTCAGTGACGCATTGGTTGGAGCAATATATGGCCAAGTTGACAGAGCGCGAGCGTCAGGTGGTGACTTTACTCGGCCGTGGTATGGCGCCAAAACAGATTGCCCGGGCGCTGGGCACCCGGCCGGCAACCGTCCGGCAGCAGGTGTATCGGGCAAAGGAGAAGGCCGGTTGCCAGTCTGTCATCGAACTAGCGGTGAAGGTCGCCATGGAAAGCCGGTCCTGACGTCACACTTTACGGATAGACAGCATGTTATGGCTCGCTACACTGATCTGTAGCGGGCCTTTTGTTTTCCCGGGAAAACACCGAATGCGGAAATACGTCGACGACATTCTGATCATCCTTGGCCTCGTGCTGCTGGGTGCCGCCATCTGGCAGGCACAGGGCGCCACGGCTGCCACCGCCTATGCGGGCAGCATCCTCATTATCCTGGGGCTTGCGCTTGGCTGGCAGGGGAGGGCGGCGCGGTGATCGTACAGCGCATCATGCAGGCATGGTCAGACGTACAGCGGCGATCGTCGATGCCGGTCAACGCATTCGACTGGGGTGACATCGCCGTGCGTTCAGCGGCCGGCGTGCCGGTGTCGCCGGCGACGGCCCTTTCGATTTCCACCGTACAGGCCTGCGTTGCGCTGATTGCCCGCTCGCTGGCCAGCGTGCCCCTGGTGCTCTACCGCAAGTCGGTCGAGGGCCGGCAGCCGGCCGAAGACCATCCGCTCTATCCCATCCTGCACGACCTGGCGAACCCGCTACAGTCGGCCTTCGACGTCCGGCAGACCCTCTTCGCCGACGTGTTGCTCTATGGCAACGCCTACGCCGAGATCGAGTGGGACGCCGACGGCTACCCGCGTGCATTGTGGCCGCTGCCGCCGGAGCATGTGCAGCTGTGGGTAAGCAGCGATCGGCAGCTCGTCTACCGTGTGTCGGCCGACGTGTTCGGCGTCGACGCCCGGGTGCGCTGGCTGCCGCAGTACAGGGTACACCACCTGCGCGGCCTGGTGACACAGGGGCTGGTGGGCATCTCGCCACTACGTGCCGCCAACGCCATCGGGCTGGCCATGGCCACCGAGGAATTTGGCGCCAGGTTTTTCGGTGAGGGGGCGCATCCCTCAGTCGTGCTCAGCCACCCCTCGAAGCTTTCGCCCGAGGCCGTCACGAACCTGCGACGCTCGTTCGAGTCCCAGTGGTCCGGCATGAGTAATGCCCATCGGGTGGCGGTGGTGGGTGAGGGTGTCAAGCCGGAGGCGATGCGCATCGCCCCCAACGAAAGCCAGTTCCTCGAGACCCGTGCGTTTCAGGTCGCAGAGATATGCCGCATCTTCGGCGTGTCGCCTGGCCTGGTGGGCGCCAGCGAAACGCAGACCTATGCCAGCGCCGAACAGGATCTCATTCGCTTCCGTGAGCTCACCCTTGGGCCATGGGCGGAGAATCACGAGAAGGCCATCGCCCGTGATCTGCTGGTTGGGGACGAAGCACGGGAATACTTCGCCCGGTACAAGCTGAGCAAGCTACAGGCGACGGATCTCAAAACCCGTTATGACTCGTACATGACCGCCAAGCAGGCGGGGCTGCTCACAACCAACGAGATCCGGGAGATGGAAGACTATAACCCGGTGGCCGGCGGCGAAGAATTGTGGATGCCGCTCAACATGGCGCCGGCGTCACAAGTGGCCCAGCAACTAGATAGCAACCAGGGCGACAAGCAAGGCGGCCAGGCCACTCCTCCGATAGAAGATGATAGTGGCGATGACACCGATGTGGACGATGCCCAGCGGGCGGTCAGCGGCGCGTGGGTAGCTGACGTGCAGCGTCGGCTGCAGGCCAGGATTGCCAACGATGTGCGCCAGGCCGGCGCCAAGGCGATGCGCCAGGGCGGCCGGCAGACACTGTCGGACTGGGGCGAAACACAACAGGTAGAGTGGCGACATGCCGGTGAAGAGATGCTGGCGCCGCTCCGTGCCGCCGGTGGTGATGTGCCGGCCGACGTGGCGAGTTGGGTGGCCAGTAGCTACCAGGGTGCCGTTAGGGAGTTGATCGATGGAAACTGAAGCCAGGACCTTTGAAATCAGCGATCTCGAAGTGCGCCAGGGCGACGGCCAGGGACCGACGATCGCGGGCTATGCGATCGTATTCGATGCCTGGTCGAATGTGATGGCCGATAGCCGCGGGCGCAAGTTCCGCGAGCGATTTGCGCCGGCAGCGTTTGACCGGGTGCTGGCCAGCGGCGCCGACATTCATGCCCTGTGGAATCACAATGACGATATGCCTCTCGGGCGGACGCGTAACGGCACGCTGCGGGTCGCCAAGGATCGGCAAGGGGTGCGTTTCGAGTTGACGCCCCCGAACACGAGTTGGGGCGCCGATGCCGTCGAGAGTATCCGCAGCGGGATTGTGTCGGGCATGTCGTTTGGGTTCGTGGCTCACCGCGAGGGAGGAGACACCTGGGCGAAACCCGGTGTAGATGGCGTCGCCGAGCGTACCGTGTTGGATGCGGATCTACTCGAAGTATCGCCAGTGACTTTCCCGGCGTATCCGGCCACCAGCGTCATGGTGCGGTCGACGGCCGTGCCGGACTTTGCAGATGAATCAAGCGGCCGGGCGGCCGATGAGATAGCGCACGAGGAGCGGCAGCGGGCGCTGCGGCTGCGGGTGCACATGGAAAATGAACTGATCCAGTGGGGGACACATGAAGAAGCTGATTGAGCTGCGCCGCCAGCGCGAGGAACTGCGCAAGGCGGCCGATGACATCGCACAGCAGGAAACCCTGACCGATGAGGATGTAACCAAGGTCAAGGAACTGCGCACCGAATACGAAACGCTGGGATCCCAGATCGAGCAGTTTGAATTCTGGGAGCAGGAACAGAGCCGCGGCGCCAAGCCGGCCAATCAGGGGCCGGCGCACAACAAGGGCCCGCGCGGCGACAGTGAGGCCAACGCCTGGCGCGCCTACCTGCGCGACGGTGACCGTGGCGGCCTGGCCCACCTGTTCCAGCCCGGCGAAGAGCGCGGCCAGAAGCCACAGATGGTGCTGAATATTCCTTCGCAGCGCGAGACGCGCATGGCGCTCGAAGCTCGTGCCGTCACCGACAGCACCATGAACATCACCACGGCGGGAGACGGCGCCAACCTGGTGCCCACCACGCTGATCGGCCAGATTGCGCTGCGCAAGAACGAGCGCATGCTGGCCGAACGCTTGGGGTGTCGCCGGGTGCCCGGTATCGGCACGACCGTCAACTTCCCGTATGAGTCGGCGGACCCGGACGTCTTCGCCACCACGGCGGAACAGGGCGACGCGCACAGCACGAATTACGAGCGCGGCGCGTTCCAGACGGCGCTCAAGGCGTTCACCCTCGTCAAGAAGACCCGCAAGGTCGAACTGACCGAGGAGATGCTGGAAGACACGGGCGTCGACCTGATGGCCTTCATTGCCGACAAGATCGCCCGCGAGATCGCCAGCACCCACAACACCCTGCTTGTGGCTGAAGTCGAAGCCAGTGGCACCAGCCTCAAGTCGTTCGCGAGCAACAGCGCCATCGCCGCCGGCGAACTGGAAGCCCTGATCGGCAATGACACGTTGGGCTTCTACCTGGAAGACGCCATGGACGTCCACTGGGTGATGCGCTCCAGCACGCACTGGGCCATCAACGCCATCACTGGCAACCCGCGGATGTACGCCGGCATGGAGGCGGGGCTGCTGGGCCATGATGTGCTGTACAGCAACAAGGTCGACGCCATCGGTGCCAGCGGCAAGAGCGTGCTCTTCGGCGACTGGAACTACATGGGTTACCGCGAGGCGCCCGAGTTGCGCTTCATCCAGGACCCGTATAGCGTCGACGGCCTGGTGGTGCTCAAGTACTCGTTCCGCGCCGTGTACGGCATTCTGCAGGCTGGCGCCATCGGCTACGGCGCGCACCCGTAGGCGGCCGTAGACAGCATTCTCAAGCGTGAATCCAAGTGGGGTGGGGCGACCCACCCCCTGACCCAAGGAGGCATGATGTCAATTCGCAAACTGTGGCCCATGGCCCTCGTGGCTGTCGCCCTGGTGGCTGTGCTGGTGGGGGTTTCCCTGCTGCCGCAGGCGCCAGCAACGGCGGCGCCGGCTGCCGTTCCCACCCCGGCCAGTGTCACCCGCCCGGCCCAAGACGGCTACATCACGTTCAATCCGTTCGGTGCCAGCGCAGTCACGACAGACACTACGTCCACCTGCTTCGACGTGGGTAACTACTCTGTGATCGATGCGCTCTACGTCATCGACCAGGGCACCACCAACACCGTGACGCTGACGAGTAAGTGGAGCGTCGACGGCACCACCACGGCCAGCGGCATCAACCTGGTGGCCAGCAATGTCGCCGATGCGACCGATATGACCCAGCTGCAGGTGTTTGGCCGCTACTTCTGCGTCCTGGCCGATGTGACGAACTCGAACGCCGTCACGGTGACCGTGCAGGCAATCGCAAAATGATCGTGCGGGCACTGGTGCCGTTCGCGGCACGCATCAACGGCAACATGCTGAATTTCCAGGCCGGGCAGCTGCTTGAACTACCGGCCGGTGTTGACTGGCTGGCGGCCGGCCTGGTGGCGCCAGTGCCTGGCGAAGAGGTCGAGACAGCCGTCGCCGATATGGTAGATGTAGAGCATGCAGTCACCCGGAAGCGCAAGCGATGAATCTCACCGTCGTCACCCCACCTATCCAGCCGCTGATTTCACTGGCGGATGCGAAGCTAGCGCTACGCGTCGACCACGATGCTGACGACCTGCTGATCGTGCAGCTGATCGAGGCGGCCACCTGGGAAGCGCAGACACATGCGGCGCGTGCGTTCGTCACGCAAACGTTGGAACTGCCGCTCGATGCGTGGCCGGCCGATGGGGTGGTGCGGCTGTGGTGGCCACCGGTACAATCGGTGGTCAGCGTCAAGTACTACGACGCCGACAACGTCGAGCAGTCTGTGAACAGCGCTGACTACATTGCCATCGTGGATGTGCAGCCGGCCATCGTCGTGCCGGCACGGAACAAGGCCTGGCCTACGAGCTTACGCGACTACTCGCCGATCCGGATCCGCTACATAGCCGGCTACGGCACGCCGGCGGCCGTTGCCGCGGCACAGCCGGATCTCGTCGCCTACGTCAAGGGCCTGGTCCAGGTCGACTACGAACACCGCGACCAGATCAGCAATCAGGGGCACGAGCAGCGCGAGCGGCTGCTGAATGCGCTGAAATCAAAGTGGGGCTGGGCCGGATGAAGATCGGAGAGCTCCGCCACCGGGTTGTGCTCCAGATGCCCGTCACGACGCAGAACACGCGCGGGGCGGAAACGCTGACCTGGCAGAATTCGCCGGAGTTGGCGGCCGACATCCGGACGGTGACGGGCAACGAACGCGAGGCCAACGACCAGGTGATGCCGCTGGCCGTGCACAACGTGACGCTGCGCTGGCCGATGCCGACCGGCGTCACGTTGTCGACCAAATGCCGGGTGAAGTGGGGCACCAGGTACTTCGGCATTGCGCATGTCGGCGAGCCCGACAACCGCATGCGGCTGGTGGTGCTCAGCTGCAACGAGCTCGTGGGTGATAATCAGGTGCTGTGATGGCCAAGACCAAGCGCCAGAGTAGAGGGCCACGCCGGCGAGCGGTGAAGATCGACGTCACCTGGTACGGTGACGAGTTCCTGGAGATCGTTGCCGACGGCGGCGACGAGGCAATATTCGCGGCCGGCAGCATCCTGGCCAAAGAGGCGCAGCGGCGGGCGCCACGTGCCCGCGGCAACCTCCAGAAATCGGTCTATGTCGCAACGGCGACGAAAAGCACGTATGTCACGCGGCGGTACTGGCGCAAGGAGAAGAAGCCGCCCAAGGGTGGGGCGGTGATCGCGTTCAGTGCACCGCATGCCCACCTGATGGAGTCCGGCCGGCGCCGGGCCGGCGTCATTGCCCCCCGGCGCAAGCGGGGTAAGCGGGCGCTGCGCATCGACGGCCAGTTCCGGGCGCGGTCAAGGTTTCGCCGCATGTCGTCTCGGCCGTTCCTCGGCCCCGCACTGGAGGCAACGAAGGAGACGATGGTGCGTGAGCTCGCCGGCGTGTTGAATCGCAAGCTGGAAGCGGGGATGCCGCGATGAGTGCCAACGATGCGGGCACCATCGTGCGCAACGTGCTGGCGGCTGATGCAACCGTGGCGGCCGCCGTTGGCAGCCGGATCTACCCGGAAGAGGCGCCCGACGAGGCGGATTTCCCGCTGATCGTCTACGGTGTGCGCCTGGCGGAACAAGTCGACGGCACGGCGCCCATCTGGCCAGCACGGGTCGACGTGCACATCTACAGCCACGTCGATGATCAGGCGCAGGCCGTGGCCGTGGCGGCTGACGCGGCGCTGGCCGGGCTGGGGGGCTACAGTAATGGCACCTGGCTGCGCGGCCTGGTGCTCGATCAGTGGGAAGAGGCACGGGATTTTACCGAGAATATGTGGGGCCGGCTGCTGACGTACAGCGGCATGGTGTTGAGGTCATAAGGAGAGCACGATGGCAGTAACAGACATCCTGATTTCGCCGGTGAACATCTACTATGCGCCCTACGGCGCCACGGTGCCCGACGAAACCAGCATCGATTTCGACGAGGCCTGGGGCGGCACGTGGGTCGCACTTGGGTATACCACGGCACCGTTGACCATGCAGTTTGACGAGGAGGTGTTCGAACTGGAACTCGAACAGCTCACCAACCCGGTCAAGGGCATGAAGGTCAAGGAAAACATGGTCTTCGAGACCACGCTGGCAGAGCTCACGGCCGCGAATCTGAAGCTGGCACTGGGGTCCACCAGCACGATCACGACCACGGCGGCCGGCGCCGGGCAGAAGGGCTTCCAGGAATTCGGCTTTGGCGGCGAAGTGAACCTGCCGGTGTATGCGTTCGGCTTCGAAGGCTTCACGCTCGATGCCAACAATAACAAGCTGCCGAAGCGCATCTTCGTGCACCGGGCGACGTTCAGCCTCGGCGGCAACCTGGAATTCACCAAGCGGGCGGCCGCCGGCATTCCGCTCCGGATCCGGGCATGGGCCGATACGACCAAGACCGCCGGCCAGCAGCTGGCGACGTTCCAGAGTGTCACGGCGGTGGCCACGAGCTAACATGCGCACGATTACAGTGATGCTGGGCGGACGCCCAATCGAAGTGCCGCAGCTCGCGATTGACGACGAGGTGGCCTGGCGGGAGATGGCCAAGCCCCTCGTCGAGCCACTGGGGGAAATGGTGATGGCCGCCGGCATTGCCAACCCCACGCCGGAGCGCATGGTCAAGCTGGCCTTTGCCTCCGGCCTCTTCATGGACCTCCGTGCTGTGCTGGCTGCCGTCCTGGCCTACTCGCCCGTGCTAGAGGACGCCAGGGCCTGGATTGGCGCCAACGCCTACAGCGACGAGCTGATGGAAGCGCTGGTCACCCTTTTTTTCGGCGTGACGTCGTCGAAGCCGGGGGCGGCGCCGGCGACGAGTGGGGCTCCAACCCCGACGACCTAGACGAGCTGATCCGGGCCAACTACGACCCGGCGGCGATGCGCCTCGACGAGGTAGCGCAGCTGCGCCTGGCGGGCGCCTACTGGCGGCGCAAGCGGCTCGAAGGCCGGCTGTTGGCATCGCAGATTGCCATGTACCTGGCCGGCGGCGGCACGAGCAGCCAGGAGCGCATCAGTACGGCCGATGCCGCCAGCATGTTCTTTGGGGGATAGATGGCGGTCAAACTCGCCGACGCAGTCGCATACTTACGCAGCGATGACAGCCAGTTAAAGTCGGATATGTCCGACGCTGAAAAGACCATGCAGTCGTCCGGCGGCCGCTTTGCCAACGTCCTGCAGGGCGTAGGCGTGGCTGTTGGCCTGGGCGTCGCCAGCATTGCCATGGAAGCCGTGGGCCAGGTGACGGCGTTCATGGGCGATTCGATTGCGGCCGCCAGTGATCTCGGCGAGACCCTGTCAAAAACAAACGTTCTATTCGGCGAAAGCGCCGATGCAATCGTGTCATTCGCCGAGACGGCGGCCAGCCAGTTCGGCCAGTCGAAGCAGCAGGCATTGGATGCGGCCAGCACGTTCGCCACGTTCGGCCGGGCGGCTGGTCTCGCCGGCGATGACCTGGTCAATTTCAGCACCGGCTTCGTAGGGCTGGCCAGCGATCTGGCGTCGTTTAACAACACTTCGCCGGAGCAGGCCATCGACGCCATCGGCGCCGCACTACGTGGTGAGTCTGAGCCCCTGCGGGCCTACGGCGTGCTCCTCGATGACGCGTCGATGCGCCAGAAGGCCTTAGAGCTTGGGATCATCAGCACGACCAAGGAGGCGTTGACCCCGCAGCAAAAAGTTCTCGCCGCCCAGGCCTTGATTTATGAGCAGACGAGCGCCGCCCAAGGGGACTTTGCCCGCACCTCGGGCGGCCTCGCGAACCAGCAGCGGATCTTGGACGCCCAGATGGAGAATTTGAAGGCCACCGTCGGCGAAGCATTGCTGCCGGTGATGCTCAGCTTTACGGGCGCCCTCAACCAGCTGGTGACGGCCGTCCTGCCGCCGCTGACGGCGTTCATCCGCAATCAGGTTGTGCCCGCTATGACGGCGATTTCCACCGTGATTTCCAACACGGTGGGGCCGGTCATCGCTGCCCTGTCGGCCGCCTTCTCGAATCTGGGTGGCACCATGGACAAACAGACCAACGGGCCGATGGCGTATTTGTCCCGCTGGTTTGCGGAAAACATGCCACGGATTCAGGCGATTGTCGATCGCGTGACCGGTGCCATGTCGGCCTTCTGGGAGGCGCACGGGGCGAAGATTACCGCCTTTGTGCAGAACACGCTGGGCTGGATGGTGCGGATCTTCGAGACGCAGTTTGAGACGATCCTGGATATCGTGACCGTCGCGCTCCAACTCTTGACGGGCGACTTTGAGGGCGCCGGGAAAACCATTCAGGGGATTGTTAATCGCTGGTGGGAATTCTTCCGCGATGCGTTCAATGCCATCCGCCGGCAGATCCTCAGTATCGACTGGGGCGGCATCGGCCGCACTGTCGTCGACGGCATCTGGCGCGGCATGCAGAACGCATGGGGCGGGCTGCAGTCGTGGTTTGATGACCGGCTGCAGGAGCTGCGCAACCAATTGCCATTCAGCGAGCCGAAGGATCCCAACAGCCCGTTGCGGGGTCTGTCCGACTCAGGCGCCGCCATCGTCGACATGATTCGCAGCGGCATCGAGTCCGCCGGCGCGCTCATGCCGCCGGCACTTGGCATGCAGCCGGCCGGCGCCGCCGTTGGCACGCCGGTGGCCATCACCATCAATATTTCCGGCGCCGGCGGCGATGGCACCGGCATTGGCATTGCGGCGCGTGACGGCGTCTTGTCGGCGCTGCGCAGTGCGGGGTTGCGCTAATGGCCGTCTACCAGATTTACCAGTTTGATGCGGTTCCGCTGCCGCTCTATAACCCGGAAGCGACGCACGATGCCGGGCCGACGGACAGCACGCTGATGAAGTCGATCGGCGGCGTGTTCGATGTCTACGGCAGCCGGCGCCGCCTGCCGAGTATCCAGCGGCTCACGGTGGCCGGGATCTACGCAACGCCTGACACGCCCTACGTGTACCTGGTCGACCATGCCGGGGTGTACATCGTCGACCACCAGGGCGACTACCAGATCACAGCGACGGCGCAGGGCTATCTGCGGCGCCAGGTGGATGCCATCCGCGCCAAGCAGGGCGTGCGCGGTACGCTGTGGCGCCGGCGTTGGGATGACACGACGGTCCGGCAGTGGAAGACGGCGCGCCTGCTCAATGTGCGCGAGCGCGGCAGCGCCGAGCAGCGCGCCCAGTATGCGCAGATAGATCTCGAATTTGAGACCGCTCATGCGGCCTGGCGGGCGGCCTCCGCTAGCACGGTCAGCAAGAGCCTGGTGTCGGGTGGATCGGTGGGGCTCAACCTGACGGCCGGTGGCAACTCACCGGTGACTGACGCAATCCTCACGATTACGGCGGCCGCCACGATCACGTCGCTGGCCATCAAGGCATTGCACGCGGGCATCGACCTGCGTTGGACTGGTACGATGGCCAGCGGGGAGTGGATCACGATCGACGCCGGCGCACAGACCGTACTCCATGGCGGCAGCGACGCTTACAGCGGCTTCTCGCTTGGCGCCGGGCACACGGCGCAGGGCTGGCTGCCGTTGGCGGAGGGTATCACGCCGCTGGTGGTCGAGAGCAACGGCGCGGGCACGGCGGCCGCATCCTGGTACGATCAATGGATTTGAGTGGAGGATAAGATGACGTTTCTTGAGCAGGTGGCTCGCGCCGAAGACGGCGAATTCCAAATGCAGGTGCGCCAGGCGGCCGTCACGCGGGCGATTGAGATCATGGCGCTGGCGCCGACGAACACCCCTGAAGATATCGAGATCCACCGCAAGCGGGCGGCGCTCGCCCGTGAGGTGCTGCTGGATTCCAACCGCATGGCCCGGGCGTTTGCGCCGGCGGTGGCCTCCAATCCCGGCCTGGCCGAGGTCTTCACCGACAGCGACCTGCAGTACACCCTCAACACGTACTGGGACGCCTTCGCCGGCATCACCCTGCCGCCCACCGACGCCTAGCCTATGCGTTTTTACGTCGACGTCGAAGATACCAGCGGCAACAAGCTAGGCCGGGGGCCGATCACATCGGCCACCGACTGGCGCGTGCGTGCGGTCATGGACGGCGCCGGCGACTGGTCGTTTACAGCGCCCCTGGCTGATGTGAAGGTGGCGCAGGCGACGCCGCGCCGCTACGCCCACATCTATGCCCTCCTGGCTGGGGGCTACACGTGGGTCGGTGGCGGCCCCATCGATGCCATTCGCACGGAGATCGACGACGACGGTATTGTCATGGCCACCGTCAGCGGCAGCGACCTGCTGCGTGAGCTGGCGTGGCGCTCCGTGGGCAACCTGACGATCGACGACGGCGCCAGCGGCCCCGTGACCCACGCTGCAGCAGTGGCGGCCGTGGCCGCCTACGCGCCGGCCGGGTGGACCATCACCGCTGACAGCAGCCCGGGCCACGACGCCATCTACGGGCAATTCGGCGGGGAGAGCGTCCTGGCCGCGCTGGCCACCATCGCCGAACGCAGTCGCAGCCACCTGGTGCTCACAGGCAAGCGCGTGTTGACCTTTATCGCTGACGTCACAGACTCGGGGATCCACGCCGTGGCGGCCGCCGACGACCTGGGGACGGGCGTGTGCGCCATCGGCGCCCTGGGCATCGAGGCGAGCAGCTACGACCTGTACAGCCGCATTATCCCGGTTGGCGCCGGGCAGTCGCTGACGGCGCTCACGCTGCGTGCGACCACGCGCACGGCGGATAGCGGCTACACGCTCGACACGGCGGCCAACTACCTGCGCAATGACGCCGTCGAAACCGCCTACGGCCGCTGCGAGCTCGTGGTGGCATTTAAGGACATCGCGCCCATCTCGTCGACCACGGCTGATGTCCGTTCGGCTGCCAATATGCTCTATGATGCGGCGCTGGCGTGGCTTGAGAATCATGCGGCGCCTATTGTGGCCTATCGGGTGAGCGTCGTCGAGTGCGCGTCCCTGCTGCGGCCGCTGCAAACCATCCGGGTCTCCTACCAGGACCCGGCGCAGAACCTGACCATCGACGAGGACCTGATCGTGCTGGCCGTCGACTGGCAGGGCGACACCAGCGGCGTGCGCACGGCCGGGCTCACGGTGGCCACCTCCGACCAGTGGCCGGAACGGGACGTCGACGCCCTGGTGGCCAGCATCGCCAATGGCAACATTTACCAGGCCTATCCACAGTTGAACGCCAATGACCTGGTCATCCCGTTCGCCGAGCCGGTCGACGAGACCGAGGAGGCGCAGTTCTGGTGGCGGCTCGACGACTACATCACGCAGCTGGTGCGGATCGTCTTCGACTTTGAGCTCAAGCCGCTGGAATCCACGGTCAAGACGGTGGGCCTGGAGCAAAGCACCGGCGGCACGATTACAACGTCATTTTCGGGCAATTCGGGTGCCTCGGGCGCCGCGACGACAGGGTCACCGTCGACCAATACTAGCGGTACTGCTGCCGGCAACACCGGCGCCGCCTCCGGCAACACCGGCGCCGCCTCCGGTAACACGGGTTCGGCCTCCGGCAACACAGGCGCCGCCTCCGGCAGTACCGGCTCGCCATCGAACAACACCAGCGGCACGCCATCGAACAACACCAGTGGCTCGGCGAGCGGCACCGCCTATAGTTCCGGTACGCATCAGCATGGCATCGACGTGTTTGCGATCAGCAATCCCAGCGGATCGCCGATCTACCTGTACAACACGGGTGGCAACTACTACTTTGGTGCGCCTGGTCTCGGTGGGGCAATCGAGGTCAAAACCAAGTACGACTTTGGCCACACACATTCACTGTCAGATCACACGCACACCCTGAACAGCCACACGCACGACCTGGGCAGCCACACACACGATCTGAACAGCCACACGCATGATTTGGGCAGCCATCAGCACAACCTGGGGTCCCACACCCACGACTTGGGTAATCACACGCACGACCTGGCCAGTCACACGCATACGATCAGCCACACGCACACCATCGACCACACGCACACCTTCACGCCGTCGGTGAC